GTTGCTGATTCAGGTAGTACAGGTTATTCGGCTCTTACTACTGTCCATGCAAATTGTTTCGTTAGCGGTAAGCAAACTAATTTCTTTGTAATTGCTAACAACTCCAATGCCTACGGGATACAAGAAGGTTCAACTAGCTATGACACATGGAAAGGTGATGCAAGTAGATATTTAATGGTTGCTGGTACATATAGAGCTGGTTAACTCTAGACCGTTAGCACGTCTATAAATTTAGTACTAATAAAGTAGTGATTGCCTAAACCTGTTTAATTCGGAGGATTTTCCTAATGGCAATTACAAAGACAACTGAAAACGACAAGATTGAAGTTCTAAAATGGAACATTCAAGTAAGAAATGCAACTATCATAAAAGAAGATGGTATAGAACTAACTCGTAGCTTTCATAGAAAAGTATTAACACCAGGAACACTTAAAGGTGGCACAGGCTCTGATAAAGATGATCTAGTAGCTACTGATATATCTGGAGAAGATGCAGACGTACAAGCAATCTGTAATGCAGCTTGGACTGCACAAGTCAAGACTGACTTTACCGCGTTTCTAGTAGCTAATAAGCCTGCTGAATAACTACTTACGTTTTCTATAAAAGTGTAGATCAATTCTCAGTTTGCCGTAGTACAAAATACCAAGCCAAACTGAGAACATGATTCCATCAAACCAACTTAGGTTTTCCCATGCATGGACTGCATTTTCCATTTACCAAATACCAAGAATTATTTACTTACCTTATAGTCACCTAATATAGTTAGTAAGAGTTAGAAGCTGGCGCATAGATAGGTTGAAATATTTTTTTACCTCCCTGAAAATCGTCATCATCATCATCTATATCTGATCCAGATGCAAGGTAGACGATGAGTAAGACGACAACAGGAAGATAAGGAAAAAATAATGCTAACTGAACGTCTGACATTTAGGTTTAATCACGAATAGATAATTACGTGAAGTATGTGAATTTAGTGTAAGCAGCGATGAGTATCCAAAATGCCAACATTGCAAACCTGCCGTTTGCTCTTGACCAAATAGCTGCGTTAGAGTTATTCATCTTAGAAAATACCAGGGATAATTTGACCAGTCGTTAGATATGCTCCTAGTAAAGCAACAAATCCAATCATGGCCCAACGAGAATTAGCTAGTTCAGCTTCCTCAACGTATCCTTTGTACTCTTCGATGACTCTAGGCTGAACTTCTTTTGCGAAGATATTTTGTTTACCGTATTCGGTTATTATATGGGAATCCATTTTAAAAGATCCCAGGAATAAGTTGACCAGTTGTAGCATACGCACCTAGTGCTGCTACGACACCGAGCATTGCTGCCCAGCCATTGAACTTTTCTGCTTCAGGAGTCATGATTAAATTTTTGTAAAATATTCACCCCTTTATATTACATTAAGTTTTATTACAAATAAGTATAAATACCTACGAATTAATTACGGTTAATACTAATTAATCTTGTAAAAAGTATAATTCAAGAATAATTCTTCTCCTTTTCTTATTTCTTTAATAGTTTTAATAAAATAAAACTGATCTTTTGGATATTTTTGACAATTAGGATCATCAGAATGATTAATAAAACCTCCTAAAGGTGTCCTATAAATTTCATCATTGTGAATGATGTGAGACATTCCTAATTCATGTCCAGCTGGTACAGTTTCTTTAGCAAAAATACCTTGTCCTGCTATAGGACTATTTTTTATATGGAGTTGGTTAGGTAGTGCTTGATAGGTCATAAAAAAGCCCACTAGTGGAGTACTAGCAGGCTTTATTTTACTCTTAAAAGTTGGAATTAGAACTTGAATTTAGCCCCAAGTTTTGTTCCCCAGTTTTTGTCATCATTGGTGTCTGCATCTGCAGTTAAAACTGATAGCTCACCATAGAAGCCAAGCTTTTCAGTAGCAGCTAAATTAGCTCCAACTTTTCCTGAAACTCTTGTATCAGAATCAACGCCATCAGCAGCAAGTACTGCAGGGCCACCTTGTACATAATATCCAAAAGAATCTGTACCACCTTCGTAGCCGATATGGAAGTCTGTTGTTCTAGTAGTAAAGTCTGAACCTGTGTATGAAGCATTTGACTCGACGTTTGCATAGAGGCCGCCTGCAAATGCAGCAGGAGCGGCTAGAGAAGCAGCAGCAGCTGCAAAAATAATAGGCTTAATCATTGTTGTCGAAAATATCTAAGACCTTCTTAAACTAACATCTAAAAACCCAGATGTGGTAAGGGTTTTGACTATGCCAATTTATTTTCTGGCAGTATGGTTGGAGATGACTCATGTTTTTGATCCGACTTTCTAACGGCTAAACCCTTGATAAATGGTCGTCCTTGCTTAGTAAAGTGACTTACATTTTTTAGATCTAACTGGTTCTTACAGCAGTCGAGAAGGAGAGCAATAAAGCGTTTTTGTCCTACAGGTTTTGAGCCTGTATCCTCACAATAGGAGCAGTAGCTGGCATATAGGTGAAAATTACTATTGCAGTATCTTTCTTTAGCATCCTTAGCAGCTGGGATTTTCTTACCTACAGAAGATACGATATCTTCTTGATGGATTATTTCAGACTGGAGCCATTCAACTAGGTTATTACTATTTAGGAGAATCTCATTACGCACTCTCTTTAATGAATGAACTTTTTCATAGGTATCTAATAGATATTCACGCATTTCTTCTGTCTTCATACTTAATACCCAGTTAACTAAGCCAGGTAAAAAATTCTTCCATAAGCCCTTTACTACTCCACCTTCAACTTTTATCATTTCTTTCGCTTGAGAATTTTTATCCCATAATGAGCGATTAAACTCGACAGTTAAGCGTCGTCTTGATAGTCCAGAAGTGTTATCTGTTGTTTGAATTGGTTCATTTGCACAAACCATAACCATGCCTGTATAGACAAAGGGTTCTCCGACATTTTTATTTTTTTCTTCAAATCTGAGGTTATCTCCTCCAGTTAGTGCTTTGAATATTTGAGCTGATCCACCATAACGTTCTGAGTCATTGATTAGAGTCAGTCTCTTGTTTTTAATTGAAGCCACTTCGAATCGACTTTGTTCTAGTTGATTTAGTGTTGTACTGGCATAGTTACCATGTCCGACTAATGCACAACATAAATTTGCAAAGGTTGATTTACCTCTACCGCCAGGTCCAATGACTTCTAAAAATCGTTGTAGCTCATGCCCCTGACCGATCAGGCAGGCTTTAAGCCAAGCTCGTAGGACTTGTACCCTTTCTTCATCTCCATACTGTGTACGCTTTAACCAGTCGATGATAGGACCAGGACTTGCTTTAGGTTCATAATCAAAATCAAGACCCCATGTTAGATAGTATTCAGGATTATGATCAAGAAATTCTCCACTACTTATTTCAAGAACACCATTTTTAAAAGCTAATCGATCATCATCGTCATCCCAGTAGGTATGGGTAATGTAAGCCTGAGTTAAGTTAACGACATCACTAAGTAAGTGAGAAGTAAAACCACCTGGAGTAGGAATATTTTCCCTTAAAAAGAGGTCTTGTACGAAGTGTTTGTATTCGTGGCGATACTCCTCACGTCTCCAAGTTCCTTTACTGCTTTGATAGAACATAAAGGTATCAAATTTAGGGTCATACCTCCATCCACATTCAATTACCATTCCGGTAACAAAGTCAGCGAGTTCAGAAGCTGGTGGAGTCTTTGGTCTTGCTCTACCCTTAGTTGCTTGTTCTATTTCTTCTTTTTCTTTCTTCGAGGGAGCACCGATTATTTCTTTTAAGGCTGTATTTAAATCAGCTATATTTTCTTTTTTCATTTCTTTTCCCTCTTTAAATAAAGCTTTTGCACGTTTAGCTAAAACTTCTGGAGAAGATTCAACTACAAAGCCTCCAAATTCTACGAAGCCATCTTCTTTAGCTTTTGCTCTAAGAGTGTGAAGACCTGCGCCTCCTTCTGGAGCGGGACCTCCAGGCATTTTTTCGAATGTTTCCCACTTTTGTTCACAAACACCTACTTCAAAATTAGGTGCTTCAGAAGACCAATCAACCCAGTCTTGTAGCAAAGTTTCATCAATTTGATGAAGTGCTACGCCAACAACTATCCACTCCTCATAATCTATTGCACGTTCTGGACTGAGATGATCGAGATAAATTTTAGCTTCATTTAATAAGTCTTCTTTTTGATATTCAGAGCCCTCTTCATAGCTTAGATTTACTTGTTGAGTAACAACACCAGCGGATGGAGATTTACGATATTTATTAGTGGGAAATTTTTTAGCAATTGCCTCAAATAACCATTCAGGTAACTCAGGAGGATTTTTCGCATATTCGAAACCACCATGGGGAGTAGTGTAATAGCCCTCTGTATCAGGGTGACTACCCATAATTGCTCCTTGACGGGAGCGAAAGAGGATTTCAAATGAAGGAATCCCAATCTTAATAGTTGCTTTATCTGGTAATAAAGAAAGTTTTGAAGAAGGGATGCTAAAAAGCATTCTTTGTCTGCCTTCTTTACCAGAGGAAACAGTTAATGTAGGAGGAAAGATTGTATTTATAGATCCACCAGCTAGTGCTTCCAGTTCAGGTATTGCATCAGGACCATCAATATCAACCCAAATAAGTCCACCTTCATTAGACCATTGACCACTTATAAGTCCTACACCAGTTGCAGCGCCATCTTCTAATTCTTGGCGAATACGCTCAATACTGTATGGTTGAGAAGTCCAGCCAGCTATATATGCTCTTTTATCCCTTAACGGAGTTAAAGGCCAGTGAGCAGGTATTAAGTCAAGATTGATTTCACCTGCTTTTAGATGATTATCTGGACGTTTTGGTTCTTGTGAGGCAGTAGGCACGTTTTTGTCTTTTCGTATATTTCGGTAATAACACCAGCAGTAGCGTAGCTACTTTTTGATAAAACGCTAGGTGTGCTGTATAACCAATGTATAGGAAATTTATTTATCCTTCAAGTTTTCTCTTTATCCCCGTCTATGCCTTCCATCTCAACTTCTGCCTTTTTTTGAGCAGGTAAAATCTCGTTGTAATATTTGCTTACTGTGTCCAGCCATTTCTGTTTATACTTCTCAATTGTTGTGCTTTGGATTACAAATACTTGACTGCTTTCGCGTGTTGCAACGAAAGTCATAATCAATTCTGGCTTAAGATCAACAGTGTGTTCTAGAGCTAATGCATAGGCTGCCATCTGTAATTGACATTTGGAATATTTCATAAAGCCTGCTCTTCTTTTACCATATTCACTTTTCGGAGTACCAGCTCCAGGCCATCTGGAGTAATAAGGACCATTACTTGTTTTTAAATCTCCAAGTACTAATTGTCCTTTGTATTCTGCAACTATGTCAGGAGCTCCTGCCCATCCTTGAGATTTATTTTCATCTACACCTGGATGCCATACACGGGAAATACCATCTCCACCCATTGTCCAACCATAATCATCAGGATTAGCTGGATTTTCTGCCCAGACAACATTTTCTAATTTATCTAAGTTATCTGATAAGCCATCCCAGAATTCTGCTATTTCTGGATCTTCAATTTGTGGATCTTTGTTAACACCTAATAAATATTCTTCCATTAAAGAATGAACTTTAGTTCCTCTAGCTGCGGCAGCTTCTCGTCCACCTGGATTCTTTTTAGCCCATCTTTCTAAAGCAGCTTTATTTCCTGAAGTAGCCGATAAAATTGTAGTAACTGAGGGAAGTGCGCCGTATGGCGTTTTGTAATGTCTCGATCCGTCAATTGTTAATCGTGTATCTCCTTGGGAGCGATAATCCAAACCATTATTTGACACGTCGCTCGATATATAGATCTTAAGGAGAATAACCCTCCTAAATCTTGCTCATTCTTTAGATTCAATATCTATTAGATGTTTTTTAGCTTCTTCTATGTTGTTAAAGAACTTACAACTGCCTATATAACAACTTAGATATCTTTCAAATGTTGTTTTACCTCCTGTTAAAGGATAGGTGTGAACAGTTCCTCCTTGAGGTGTTGTCAGTATTAGTTCTGGTTTAGTTTTCATTAGTCATGTTCAACTTCGGGTGGTCTTTCAGTAAAGCAATTTTCAATTTTTGCAGCAAATTGAATGTTTTGAAATTGTCCTACGTGTGATTGTATTCTTGCATGAATATCGAATGCAGATTTGATAGCATCGTCAGGACTTATCATTAATTTAGAATTAGCTAATAAGCCTGAAGTCAAAATAGTAATTGCTAACTCTTGAGGATTGATGGTGAAAGCACGTAATGATTTTCCATTATCGGTAAAGGATGAAACAAGAAAATCTAGGTGTTCCAGATTTGGATCAGGGGTGGCATGTTCGGGCATAATTAGTCCTCCAAATTGCGAATGTGGTATAGAGAAATGGTACTTCTTCTAATTACAGGGGTAAGTAGGCCCTCATCTTTGAGAGCATGAATACGACGTTGAATAGTCCTATGGTTGCGACCAAATTTTTTAACCACTTCTGTAATAGGTATAAGAACTAAGTGGTTACCCTCAAAATCAATTGAGACTTCTAGTAGGTAAGTATGGATGTCTTTTGCGAGATCATCCATGAGATTTGTCTTCATTTTTTTCCTGTGTATTTTTGATTCTACGGTTGTCTTACTCTTCTTTTCTATTTGGATTTTCTAAATGCTCTTGATATTTAAGAACTCCATTTTTCGCTGTTTGAAGATCCATGGTCCAACATCCCTCCCAATTGTAGAGTTTGCTTGGAAATTTAAAAAGGATGTGTCCTGTGTTTCCGTGTTTTAAACTTTTTATTTCATAATCGGAAAATATTATTGAATCGAGGATTTCCGATGGTCCTCCTCGATACCGAAGTTTTTTTGATTGTCTCACTGCTGATCCGCAACAACAAGACTACCTTATCTGCCCTAATCTTTAGCGATCAAAAAGCTTGTACTGCTCTTCAAGATTACCTTTAAACTTTGCCGCCTCAATGTCTTTTTGGCTTGGTCTTTTAGGTGGAATTAGATCCCATTTGGATCTTTCGTCTTTTCTTCTGGCTGAATCTTCGATTAAATCGTGATACATTCTTTTGCGATGCGGTTCCATTGATTTTAGTAAGAGTGAATGTGCCGTTGTCCTTATCAATCCATTCGATTTCATCACCTGTAAACCAGTTAAGCTTTTGAAGAAGTGTTTCTGGAAAATCGAAAACACCATCTTCAGTCATAGAAACTGACCAAGAGCTAGGTGAGATGTAATCTTGTGGATGTGCAATGGAAACGATTAAACGTTGGTCTGAGAATGGTACACAGAGTAACGAAGACATCTGGGAAATAATCTCTTTATTAATAATATGACACTTGAAGGTTTTGCTTTCAAGATCTTTATACTCCTTTCTTAATTCTCTTTCGTAAACCGTAAACAAGTGAGACTCTTTGGACTAGTCGTGAAGTGGAGGGAGCCTCTTTTGGATGATCAGATAAGACTTTTCTAATTCTCTCTCGATCTGGCAGCTCTTCTTGCTTTTGATTAATGATTGAATTGTCAATTGCTCTGCTAATTACGGTTCTTTTATAAAGACCATATTTTTCTTTTTCATTACGTGTCCATTTATCAAAATTGTCGATTAATTTTGTTTTAGTTGGTCTAATAGTTGCTTGATACTTATCACCTGTCGGTTTTGAACTTATTAATCGTTTTTCATATGCCATTTTAATGATGTTAATAACATTAGATCTCTTCTTTTTCCAGTGTTCTTTACTATTTTTTATTTCTTTTTCTTCTCTTTCTAGTTTATTTATAATCGCATCACACTCTTTAATAACACCTACAATGGCGTCAAATTTAGATTCTTTTCTAGATTTAAGCGAGTTCCATATGTACTTAAGTTCCTCTTTTTCTTCGTCAGTTACATCTGGTGAGTTTAATAAGTAGTCAATTTGTTCACCTTCTTCTAATAGACGAAGATAAGAGATAGGATCTGCCATTACTTTCCTTGTCCTCTATATTTCTTCTTACTTTTCAATGCATATGATCCAAGCTTTCTTCTACCATCTCCTATTGAAGTCTTTTTTGGTATTGCATAACTTTGCTTTTTACCGTCTGTCCAAGCAGCTTTAGCCATTAATTAAATGATCTGTGATCCGATTTTAATCTTAGTTCGGTTTCTGTCAATAACATTAGTTAGACTTAGTAATAGGTCTCTTCAGTTATGTCGTCTTTTAAAGTAGTCGAACTATCTTTTGAACCCATTGACCAAACTCCTAGTTTGGAAGATGAGTTTACTCTTAAAGCTGTTTCAACTCAGATTGAAAAGGTACAGGATATTGAAGAATTACGACATGGGGCTATGAATTTGTTGGGTATAGCGATTCAGCGTCAAGCAGTTATTCGTGGTCTTTGCAAACGTTTAGTAGAGTTAGAGACTCAAGGTGTGAATAAAAAAAGTTACGACGGTTGAACTCAGCAAAACAGTATAAGAAGTTGGTCAAACTGGCGACCAAGGCAGAGAAATGTGTCTCTAGAGAAAAGGCACTAAAGATTATTAAGAAAGCTGAAAAGGCTTACTCTAAATTATCTTCCTCATCTAAGTCTTGAAGAGTAGCGGCTAGTAGTCCAACAATTAAAAAAGCTGCCCCAGCTCCAATGGAGAGGAACAGCAATTTTGTCATGACTAAATAGAGAGTTGAATACTCCATATTAAGTTTTACTTTAGGCCACCAACTAAAGCACCAGTTTCATCTTTAGCTCCTAGTGCAGATCCTCCATCTCTTGCTTCTGGGAGTTTGAGACTATCTAATGCTCCAGCAACTAGTGGATGCCAACTGGACTCATCTTCACATGCTGAGAAATAACGCTTATACATCAAAGCTGGTGGAAGTGATTCGTAAACTTCTTCGATGTATTTAAAGTCTTCTTCTGTTTTCGGATAGAAATCCTCAAGGGTTTCTGGTGTAGGAATAACCCATGATTCAGCAACGGTAATTGCGGATGATCCTGCATCAGTTCCATATTCTTCTGCATCAAATGTAGGAGTCCAAATTGAAGCAGCAGCTTGGAGATCACTCATAGCAGCAGCTGATTTAGTTTTATACTTTTTACTAAAGGCTGCTTCTAATTGTTCTAAGAATTGTTGATAGCGTTCAACAAATTTATTTGATGCTCCTCCATGTAGAGCTAAAGAAATTGGTTTTCCATGAATAGGAATACCATTTGCATCAACTATGAAAAATAGTACTACGCGACGTTTTCTGAATGGTGGATCGCCAGGTTTGCTATCATCATTGTTCCATTCTTCCCAAAGATTAGGAATGACGCCTACTTGACCATAGACTTTTCCTCTTTCTTCTTGTCTTTTATCTTCCCAAAAAACAGGGTCATCAAATTTTGCACCTCGGATGACCATTAGTCTTGGAGTCTTAAATACAATTCCTTCTTTTGTTTCAGCTCCTGCTCCAGCTCCAAATTTTCTTTTTGCTATTTGTGCATCAGGCTGTTCTTTAAGTTTTTTAATATCAATGCCAGCTTTGTCAGCATCCATATTTGTCATCCATAATTCATGCTTACCAAATCTCTGATAAAACAAAGCTTTTGGTAAAGGACGTATTTCTCCTTGATATTTTTCAGTGTCAAGGTAACGGTCTAATAAAGACATAATTTTTTTGAGTTTGTTTAAAGGATAGCGTTTTTAAAAAGGGATGCCATCGTCGGCATCTTTTGTAACTTCAACAGCTGGAGTAGTAACTGGTTCAGTTTTCTCTTCCGTCTTTTGACTTTTTCCAAATAAGGCATGTTGAGCATTTTTTGCTGAAACTTTGTAGCCTCCTTGCTTGGAACCATCTTTTGCAGTCCAACAGTCAAATTTTAAAGCTCCTCCTAGAGCAAGTGATCTACCTACGTAGACATGTTTATCAAATCGTTTTGCTTCTTCTCCCCATGCCTCAATTTTAAAGGGGACACTATCATCCCATTCGTGATTAAGTTGTTTCTGTTTACTAGCTTGGCATAGTATAAGGAAGTTAACGACTCCATTGCCTCTGGGTAGTACTTTTAATTCTCCTCTCCAACCCACTGCACCAGCTAGTTGAACTTGGTTTAATTCACAGTCAGGATGAGTGATCTGTAATTCTTGGGTAGGTACGACATACATACGACCATCTTTTTCTTCCTCATCTGGTTGAACCCTTTTATAGAGTCTCCCTGTTACTAATACATTTGATCCTATTTCAAATGCACTAGAATTAGCACTGGTTTCTTGGGCAGCAAAACTATAAATTACAAATAGAGGGGTAGCAGGATTTTTTCCTTTCCCAGGTATTTCAAAACGTAAAGCTTTGATGCTTTCTTCGTACCCTGTGTACTTGGCGCATGCGTTGATAATGTTCATGGTTACTTAACAAGATTTTGTTCTAAGCGCACCTGCATTTCTTTGAGGATTGCTTGGAGATAGTGGTCAGCGTGGTTACGTAAGTCTATGTAACCACTTTGTAGTTGTGAAAGCTCTTCGTTCGACATCTCGGTAAAAGGCTTTTCTTTTTTAGTACGTGGTGGCATGAGATATTTATGTGCATAGCAACTGTACTTGGATAATCTAAAATAGACAAGATATACCTATTTATTTAGTGTTGTGATATGACTTTTGCTCCTCATATGCCATTTCCTATTGGTAAGCAGGAAATACCTCAGATAGGAGGACAATTTATACCACCTAGTTTTAAGCAAGAAATAAGTGTAGGTCCTTATACAGGGGGAATAGGGGATGGCTTTGGAGAGATAGGTACTTATAAGGGAGGAGCAACTGTCGAGCCCTTAGATTTTTTAGGAGGTTTTATGAAAGATCATAATTTAGCTGATCTATCTGATTATAGAAAAAGATGGATCAATCACACTAGCGGAAAAGATGTTATTACTGATCCTTTCTATAGAAAAGAACTACAAGATATAATTCTCTATCCTGATCGGTTTGGATTTAATCCTAGAGTTTAAATTCTAGGAATTTTATTTAGCACTGGAGCAAGATCTCTTTCTACGATCTTTGTAGTTTTCTCTGCGATAGTATCCAGAATATTAACGTCAAGACCTGCGAATGGTGGAATGATACCAAGTATGCGAAGTAGACCATCTACAAATAGTGCTAGACATATGAAGCCTAGAACCATACTAATAATTGTTGCCTTGAAGTTATGTTCTGCCATCGATGCTTCATCAATTGCTCTAGCTTCTTCAACAGCAGCTGCAACCATGGCGTCCACTTCGCTTTTAGTATAAAAATCTCCTAAGAAAGGAATGTCGTGTTTATCCATATTTAATTTTTTGAGAATTTGTACTCACTAAGTTTTTAGTGCAACATGGGCTAAAGTTTTGAAATGAACACACACGATCCAGTTGAAACTTACTTTGAATGCATTTCTCATTGTTATTTAGACGATGAAGAAGAAACATGCCTCAACGTATGTGTGGAAAGATTGAAGGAGGATCAAATAAAATGACACTCTTTCTAATGCTTTCTGACATTTCCCTGTAGCCGGTACCAACATAAATTTGTCCAGCTACTACAGAAGCTGACATGATTCCCCAGAAGATGTAATACCAAGATGATTTGATTTGGTGTTTTTTCTTTTTCATTAATGGGTCTCCATCCAGTTTTTACCTTCTTTAGCTTCACCAGTTAGAGGACACCTTAAATTGAAAAATTCTCCAGACTTACGAAAAGAGTCGATGGCTAAACTTTTGTAAAGATCCTCAAATTGAGGTTTTACAAGTGCCTGAATCTCATCGTGGATGTGTGCGACAAATGCAAAGTGACACGCCCATTTTAAACCTGCTTCGTATAAATCCTTATATAGGATACATGTCGCTTTCTTAACTGTAATTGCACCTGTTGATTGAAGTAGCTGATTTAACGCGCTATGTCGAGATCTAATTTGTAAATGTCTACCATCTATTCCAGTTAAATATCCTCGTTGTAAGACACGTTCATCGACTTTATCCTTTAATTCTTTAATGGCAGGTAAATTTTTGTAGAAAGTATTGATAGTTTCATAACCTAATTCTTTTTGTTTTTCTTCACTCAAAGAGATATCTAAGATAGAGCCTAACTTTTTCGCACCAGCTCCATAAAGTACTGCATAAATTAGAGTCTTTGCAAGCTCTCTTGTTTTTTTATCTATTTCACCTTTACCATCAAAAATACCAAATAGTTTTGCATTATGAGTATGGATATCAAAGTCATCAATACTAACTAATTTTGCATACTCTCCATCATCAAAGTAGGCTAGTTGAGCACCTAATGCACGTAGCTCTAAACCACTAGCATCGGCTCCTATTAGTAGCCATCCAGGAGGAGCATAGAATAAGGCTCTACATTCTGCGCCATATTGATGACCAACTCTAGGAATTTGAGCCATATTGGGACCACGGTGACTACATCTCCCACTGACACAGGCATTTGTAATGACTGATCCATGTATTCTTTCATCTTTATATTTCTGACTATGCTTTAGCCAAGCTTCTTTACCTTCAATTATTTGACCTAGTCTTTTATTAAGTAATTGATATTCAGCTAGAAGAGACGCCTCTGGATATTTTTTACCCAAGATTTCAAGGACATCATCATCGACCTTAACATTCCCTTTTTCGGTCTTGGAGAATCTAATCTCAGGGTAACGCTCTCGTAACCTATCGGCAGTTTGTTTACGCGAAGCGGGGTTAAACGTAGTGACCTTGTCTTTAAGCCTTTTTCCCGTCTTGACTGAAATCCTTTCTTCTGTAATTGGCGGGAAAACTTTCTGTAGCTGTTCATCGATTTCTGTATGTCGTATTTTAAGAGTGTTAACCAAAGCATACGCTGCTTTTTCGTTAAAAGGAAATCCATAGTCCTCCTGCAGGGTCATTAAGACTGCAAAGTTATGTTCTAACTCATAGCAGCGAGGGTCCAATTTCTGAGAGGTGAGATAATTGTATAGCTCTAATGAGACTAGGGTGTCATTCTCGCAATACTTCTGCATCTCTGGAGTCCACTTATCCCATTTATCGGCACCGTCTTCTACTGGAAAGTCAGACTTGTTGACATTTAATCTGTCACCCCAAGCTCCTAGTGAATGTTTACCTTTATATTTAGGATCAATATGAGAGAATTTTTGTTCATCTACTGGTTCTAACTCAGGCCATAAGACACGGCTCATGATAAGGGTGTCACAAAGTATGCAGTCGTCTTTCTTCTTAAGATTGGGGTAAACTTTTGATAATGCTCTGAAGTCGAAATTTATTATATTGTGTCCGATAATTAAATCAGCTTGAGATATAAGGTATAGACCATTATGAATTGGTTCATAGTCTGGCTCATCTGAACAACTATAAACGTGGTTTGTATCCACATCCCTGAGTACAAGGCTGTGTACTTTATCTAATTGATGGACTAGACCATTAGTCTCACAGTCCAGTACTAGTCTCAACATGAGTCAATAACAATGCTTATAAAGCTTCGCCACATTTACTATATCAAGTTCTTCGATTAAGCCAAGCTTTCGAAGTCTCTCGTCTACATTTTTGACTGAAGTTAAATCTGGAAGACAGAGAGCTCTATTTAATCCATTTGTTTTCTTTACTGCAACGAGTTCAACTCTCTTTTTATCTTCAGAGATACATAGAACTTTTAGGTTGTCGGAGTCCCATAGGACGTAGCCACTTTGCATGGCTCAATCCCTAATTGCTTCATGGTTAGGAATTGACTTCATCATCCATATATCTAGTGCAACATGCAATAGTAATGGAACCATCTTATAAGCAGGTTCTGGTAGTCCACCAAATAAAGCTGCAAGCTTGTCGCTTAGATCAGTTCGATGTAGATCCTCTAGCTCAACTGACAACATATTCGCTACATTAAGAAAGAAGTCAGCAGGTTCTTCGTCTTGGTGTTTTAGTTGTTCAACTATTTCCCAAAGTTGGGGGTCTGATTGAATCAGTCTTAGTAATTCTTCCACAATGACTTATCGAGTACGCCGCAAGTTTACGAGTACTAAATTTTGTATTGACGATCAAATCTGTAAAGTCTTTCTACATCCTGAACATGAATATAGAAAAGATTGTTGGTTTTGGAAGGTAGGTTTTGCGGTTGGTAAATCTAATCGTCAATTAAATGATTGGTTTAATGAGAAAAAAAATAAAAGAGCTCGTTCTATTCACAAGCAAATGACAGGTAAGACTGGGATGAAAGCTATTCTTAGAGGATTTAAGGAAGTTCTAAAGTTAAGGTGGTCAGTTCAACCAGGAGATTGTATTGAGTTAGATTGCACATCTGGTGATCCTGAAAGGCAATTTCACGCATGGAGTCGATGGCATAAATATCATCCAGAATGGGTAATTAATTATGATTACAAAGCTTTTTATTGGTATAGACCTCCTTATCCAGACGATGCGGTTTGGAAATCATTTGACATCACTCCTATTACACCAGTTGATCGGGTAGCTAACACTACTGGCGAACGTTATTTTGATTGTTTCCGTGTTAAGCCAAAGGGGAATAAAAAAGAATTTTCAATGGAAGAGACACTAGAATTAGTTGGTCAAATTTTACCTAGTTAAGTTGCTTTATCCTTATCGATCAGTTGATTTATATGATCATAAGTGTGGAGTAAATCCGATTGCTCATGGTTATTTATTTAAGTTCCAACCTTGGTACTATGACGGTAAGACTGTTTGGTGGGATAAAAGCTACGAACTCAGAAGTGAAGCAGAAAAAGCAGCAGAAAAATTAAGAGAAAAGATTAGCAAGTATAAGATACTCCGTGGGTCGGAGAAGAACAGTGTCAGGCCCGAAGGGGAGGCGTAATTTTTACTGTTTCTTACGTCTAGTGAATGATAACCTTGCCGAAGGAACAGCGGTGGGGTTACCCCTTTCAATTTCTTAAGAATTTTTTAATATTTAATGTATCACTGTAAACTGTATCAATGACTACTAAATAGTTATACTTAAAGAATAAACACACACGGTGCTTGCCATGGCAAATCTTACTTATCGCGGGATCGTTTATCAGAAGAATGCTTCAACTCCTACAAGAGAAGTTGTTTCTGACGCTCCACATACTTATCGCGGAACTAAGTATCATTACGAATCAAAGAAAAAGAAATCAGTTGCTTGATTTTAATTAAAGCCTCACTTCGGTGGGGCTTTTTTATTGTCTAGCTCATTTTGTTCTAAAAGTATCTTTTTTATTAAATCGTCTCGTTTGTGTCTGTTTGCAGGAAGCGAGTAAAAATTGTCTTTATATATCTCTTTTATTGCTTCCTGACTACTTTCATTAGTCATGGTGATTTGTACGAAATTTGTTGCAGGGATTACTGAAGAGTTATTGCGTCGTTGCCTAAATTCTGTAGTTTTTTTTATAGCGTGAGGCAAACTTAAACCCCTGTATAATCATACTAAGCCCTATAAGGCTTCTATATATCCTCAAACCGAGACCAAGGGGATTACGTCTCTCATCATACAAGTTAATCGTACTCTTAATTTTCAATGACAACCTCTTCTTTAAATAGGGGCGACAGTTTATTGCAAGGATGGGACGAGTTATGCGGTTGGGTAACATCCACTAACAATCGCGTTTATGTAGGTTGGTTCGGAGTCATCATGATTCCTTGCTTACTGGCAGCAACAACTTGTTTTATCATTGCATTTATTGCAGCTCCACCCGTTGACATCGACGGTATTCGCGAACCTGTAGCAGGTTCTTTTTTATATGGAAACAACATCATCTCAGGAGCCGTTGTTCCCAGCTCAAACGCAATCGGACTCCATTTCTACCCAATCTGGGAAGCAGCCACGCTTGACGAATGGCTTTATAACGGAGGACCATATCAATTGGTCGTCTTTCACTTCCTTATCGGTATCTCAGCTTACATGGGACGCCAATGGGAACTTTCATACCGACTAGGGATGCGCCCTTGGATC